GGCATCGAGAGTAGCCACATCCCGCTGACGGCGCTGCATATCCTCAATGTCATCTTTAGCCAGTTTTAATTCATGATTAACTTCGGTTAAAGATGCCTCTGCTTTTGTGAGCGAGGCCCGGTAATAAAGCGCAAATCCCACAGCGGCAAGCAAGAGTAGCGGCTTCCACCATGCCCGCACAAAGCCCCATAGCGCCGCCATCAGAGCACCCGGCGCGCTGCCGCATAGCGGGCCCGTCTGTCTTCCAGCCCGTTCTGCCCACCGTTAATAATCTGCGTGACGCGCAGCAAATCGCCCGGATATTTCAGGCAGCCTTTGCTGGTATAGAACCATGCTGCAGATCGCGCTGCGGTGGCGTCTTTGGAAAGCAGTTCCGGCGAGCTCACAAGGTCAAGTTTCAGCGCGGCGCCGCAATCGCGGTAATTCTCGAGCCCGGTGATCTGGATGAGCCCGCGTCCGCGATATTTCCAGCCATCACCCGGGGCGTTATTACCGAGGCGCTTGCTGTAAACCAGATTGGCGATCGCGCGCTGGCGTTCAAGGGGCAGCACCTTTTCATACGTGCGGCGGCCCAGCGTGTTGGCCTGATCCTGAGTTAACCGGCCAGCCCGGACAAAATCATTAAGCGCTGCGATGCTGTAGTTGAAGCTCTCTTCCAGCCTGGTAAAGCCGGTGCTTTCATGGCCGACCTGCGCGATGAACATTGCCTGGTCGACCGGCGCAGTGATGCCGTAATCACGCATCGCCGCATCAATGTGCGGGAACCAGCGCGCAGCCAAGCTGGCGCTTAAACCAGCCGCCTGCTGAAATTGTTGTTGGTTCATTCGGGCCTCAGTACCTGAAAC